GCACTACGCACACCGGCAGGAATGGCGCGGCCTTTATCTATAACATTCATTGCCACTTTGCCCAGTAGTGGCGCGGCTGCTCCAAGGGCTGCCCCTGTTGCCGCCCCGCCTACTGCATGTGCGGCACGCTGGCCTAGGTCAAACTGGTTATCTGGTTGAGACTTCAAGCCCTCATAGATGCCCATTTCAGCACCCACGCGGGCAGCTGTTGGAGCAATTCCCCCTGAGCGGATCCAGGTAGCGGCATTTAACGCGGCACGATGAAAGCGGCTACCCACCCCGGCAGCTTGTGCCATGTTGGTAGACAGGGGCAAGGCGGCACGGCCAACGGCTTCAGCCCCGCCTTTGATGGCCCCACCGATGCCCTGCAATGGTGCCACTATTCCAAGCATATCGCCGATAGCGTTTGCGGTTGGGTTTTGGTGCAGCCTGTATGCCTGCCCTAGTAATCCTTTGTCTGTTTCAATGCCGGGGTATTGCTCTCTTGCGAAGGATTCTGTGTTGTCTTTGTAGCTTGTATACCCAAGTGCAGTTGAATCAATCGCCGGGTCAAGGACAGCCCCAAGCGTTAAGTTTGCGGCAGCAAGCCCTTTATTGATTCCGCCCAGAACGTCCGGGAATTGGAATCCCTCTGACTGCACTTGTGGCGCGTCGATAGGCTCAGGCTGTAGTGCCCCGCCATTAGCTTTAAGCACTTGCAGTTGTGGCATAACCACTTCCTGCACGTACTGCTGTTGCTCGGCCTTGGGGGCTTTGGCAAATTCAGCATCTTGGCGCGGCAAATAGTCCTGCATCAGGTACAAGACTTGCTCGTTTTGGGGGGCATTCAGGAACGCAGTGTCTTGTGCTAAGTCCTGAAATTGTGCCCCCGCCTGTAAAGGTGCTGCCATTACTTACGGCCTTGCTTCCATGCTGCAAACCCACTCGCGGCAGCATTAGCACCCGCCGCTTGAATCTTGCCGCGTGACGTGCCACCAAACGGCCTGCCACCGCCAATAAGTGCACCCTGCAATTCATCTCGTTGCTGGATTAATTTCATTGCTTGCTCGGCTGCGGCGGCTTTTGTTGGGTTGTACGTCTTGCCATCAAACCACTGGCTTTTGGCGGTATATTGAGTAATTTGCTTGGTTGGCGCGCCAGACTTATCCACAAAGCCCTGTGCTTGCAGTGTGCTATTGATGTCCGCAATCTGCTTACGCACCTGGCCCGTTAATTTGTTTTGGTACTCAAGCTCTGCGTTTGGAATTGTGTAGGGGTTCCCGCTACCACCGCCACCACTGCGCTGGTTAGGGTCAGTGCGGTTATCAAGTGATGCCGCCGCTTGGTCACGGGTAGCTTGAGCCCTGACAGCAATTTCTTTTAGTCGTTCAAGCTGCTTGTTTTTACGCTCATCTTCTGCGGCTTTGCGATTGCCTAGCCGGTCTTGTTGCTCGTTCTGGCGAGCAGTCAGCAACTGGCTTACGTCGGGGATACCGTATTGCATCGCGTTCCCTGGCGTCACCATCTCTTGTTGGGTCACGCCGGCTTGCAACATTGGCGAGTTATCAAAAGCAGCGTTTGCGGTCTGCCCTGGTGCTGTGGTTGGCATCTGCGGTGCTTCATTGGGATTCTGTGCCCCTGGGATAGCGTTGCTCATAAAGGCGGGGAGTTTGCCAAGTGTAGCGTTGGCATCGTTGGCTTTGCCTGCGCGCTCAAGTACGTACTGAAGCACCTTCTCAGGGATAGCACCGCCACGGACTGGTGTCAGCTCGCCATTTTGTAAAAGCGACTCTAACCCTGCCGGGTTGTTTTGCCAGTTCATCCCTTGGATGTTAGCCAGTGTGGCAGCGTCTGGTAGGTCAGCAAACCCGCTGTAGTTGTTCAACCCGGCCTGCTGCCCAATACCTGCCCGGTCTTGTCGGATTCCCTGCTCTCTGAGTGCCTGCTGTTGGCGCTCAAGCGCAGCCTGCTCGGCTAGCCCCTTGTTGTACTGGCGCAGGTTATAAAGTTCCATTACAGGAGCCAACGCCCCAAGTATACCAGGCGAGCCTTGTGGGGTGTTGGCAACGCCACGCATCGCCGCTCCAAGGTAGCCAAGGGCGCTCATAAAGGGATGCCCACCCCCAGCCGCACCAGCCCCGGCTAGTTTTGGCTGTGCAAGCACTCGGGTAAGCGTGTCTAAGTCGAGTCCATTGCTGCTAGATGCCATTTTGCTGGCCTTTCTTTAGCAGTGCCATAAGCAGAGGGTCCATTGCTGCCTGCTGCTGTTGCGGTGGGGGTGGCGATCCAAACCGCTGCCCCAAGAATGGAAAACTTGGAGGGGTTAATTGTGGGACGCCCTGGGTTGAAATGCCTGCAATAGGGCCAGGAATTACAGGGCTTGATAGTGGGCCTTGCGGCAGCCCTGTGTAGTTGATGTTCTTGTTGTTTGGGTTTTGCCCTATTGCGTTATTAATCAACCCGCTAGCGGCTTGCGATATTGATCCCTTTAGCAGGTCTTTCCCAAAGCTATCCTTTGAGACACCCCCAGTAATTGTTCCATTTGGGTTCCCCCCACCAATGGCGTCCATAAATGGGGAGTTTGTCACCTTGTGAAGGAAGCTTTTTCCGATTCCCTTTATGGCTTTATTGGTTCCTTTGCGAACCGTTGGGCTAAATGCGTACCCTGCTGCCGCCGCTGCCGCCGCCAATGCCGCAGTGTATGGGTTAGATAACAATGCAGCTGTTCCACCACCGCCACCAGCCAGAGCGCTGACGCTTATCCCTGCCGTTAATGGGTCCATCTTAAAAACCTCCAAATAATCGGCTTAAAAACCCACCAGAGCGTTGCGCGTTTTGTTGCTGCATTGCCTGCCATTGGGCTAGCTGGTTGTTGTAATTGCTCAACTGGAAGTTGCTCCCAGCCTGTGACCCCTGGAACGAGGGTTCTAGATTCTGTGCCTGATTCTGATTGGCTGACGTGTTGGCACCTGTGGCCAGGTTAAACACGTCCATATAGGGTGCCAAGGCCATACGCGGTAGCTGGAATTCCATTAGCTTGCCGCTGGCCTCGATATCGGCCATTCCCTTAGCCTGTTCACCTGCCAACTTTTGGGCAAGGTAGCGCTGAGCCCCATACGACCCACGCATCCCAGACGCATTGGCCGCCGTGTTGAACTGTCCAAAGGACTGGTTAAAGGCATCGCCTAGCGCTTGCTTCTGCGGTGCGGTATAGGCTTCACGGTAAGAGGCGATTTGCTCAGGCGTCATATTAAACGCCTTCTGCGCCCCCATCACCGCGTCATTTAAAAATGCCGTGGCGTTCTTCTGGATGGCTTGCTCATCAGGCGTGTTGTAGACGTTGGTGGTGTATCCCTTTTGCCCCTTGTCATAGACGCGTTGGGACTTTAAGACACCATCTTCGTAATACCACTCTGATTGTGGGTCTGGTGCCTTTGGAGCCGCCTGTGTAGACGATGATGATTGTTTACTTCCGCCGCTGCCCATATTTTGCCTCGTATGATTGCCGTGTTAAAGCTAACAAAACGTGTGACTGTGATTGCCCATTCACTCGCTGACTGTAAGGGCGCAAGCCGTACTTCTCAAACCCTAGCCGCCTCACCAGCTTTTCGGCTGGCTTGTTGTACTTGGGTAGGTGCGCCTCTACGGACTCAAGCCGCAAGGTGCTAAAGCAAAACCCGACAAACTCCCGCAAAAAAGCCAGCGCGTTCCACCCTTTGCGGAACTCAGGCATTAAACCGGCGTGCAAATAGCCTATCTTGTAGCGGTCAATGTCCACCCAAATGATGCCAGCGTTTTGACCGTTCACCTTGCACAAGAAGGCCACTGTGTCCCCGGCGTGAATAGCCCGGTTGTAGGCATTCATCAGCGCTGGCAACTCTGGATCGTAATCGCTGATAAACTCGTCTTTGCACTCAACCGCTAAGTCGTGCATAAAGTGCGCGTGCTCTGGGTTGTCGATATCCAGTTTGACGACGTTTCTCACCCTAATACCTCTCCTAATGGCTCGACGTTCAGGTCGATGCACCGGATAATGGGCCGCTGTTCTGCGCTGATATTGGTTAAGCGCAGCCGTATGGCGTGCCCTCTACCCAGGTTCTTAGTGGCAAATATCTTTTCACTGCCACTGTTCCACACCGCCGAATCCCATAGCGCGGTATCCCATAGCGATGCGGTAGCCTGTACAGTTGCTGTTTCGGTCTCTTGGCTTATCTGGTCTTCAGCCAGTATCTGCCATTCAACCAACACATCCCCGTTTCCATCCGCCTCAGCAAACAGGCAAAGGCGGTTGTACCGCTTCCACCGGCCCAGGCTGTAATGGGCAATCAGTTTAGACGACCATTGCGCCTCGTGGTCACTGCCATTGGCGCTATTAACTGAGCCGTGCTCGAATAGCTGCCCATGATAGTCGCCGTGATACATGGCCCGGTCATACACGCAAAGCGAACTCACCAAAACGTCGTCTGTTTTGCGTGGGTCAATACCCTTAGTGATGACGTCTAAGGTGTAGAGCTTGTTGTTCTCGCTACTGGTGCCATAGGGCACAGCAAAGTAGTAGTGGTTGTCTTTTTGCAGGAACGCCGCGCATGCGTCGGTGATATCGCTCCAATTCCACTCAAGCACCTCGTCTTGAATGGCGTAGGTGGGGAGTAGCGGCTCAATGTCACCATACTTGTCGTATGGCTTTAAGTTGCGGATGCCCTCAGCCGACAAGAAGTAATGCTCAAGCCCAATCTGTACCAGTGTTCGAGGGGCAACACAGCCGTAGTCATTGGTGACGGGAGCCAGATAGAACGGGTCAGAGGTTGCCCCAAACGGAGACGAGCCCGACAAGCGCCGGATGCACCGCTCCTTGTAAATCATCAGGATATCGTCAGTAAACGCCAGGATCCCCGTAATGTCGCCACCAAATCCAGCATCCACCTGGAACCGGTCCGTCTCGCCGGTACTATCTGTGAAGTCGTTATAAGTGCCAGGGATAGGCGTGATGACTTCGGTTGCGGTTATATAAAAGATTCGGCCCCGAAACACAGTTGCCGCGAATGGCCTAGCATCACCCCATACGGTATCCGGGTCGGTATAGGTTGCCTGTGCGCAGGTTGTTCCGTTGTAGACGAGCGGCTTGTCTACCCCGTTCATTAAAATCAGGATAGGGACGCCTGAACCGTCGTCCCACTCACAGGCTTGGTAGTAAGCGCCTGCGGTTTGGTCGGCCCCAGCCAGTGGGTACACTTCTGTCTCAACACCACCCGCGACGGTGTAAACGTTGGTGCCTTTGCACAAAATGCGCTTCTTGGTGGCCCCGTTGTATTCAAAGTCCCCAGTTACAACCGCATCAGCGGGACTGGTGATAACATCCTCCCATCCAGGGACTTTAATCAGCCCCTTTTCAGACATCTCCCAGTTGTAGGAATCACTGGCATAAGCAAGGGCGTCGGTTTGCCCCTCGTCCACGATAATTGTGGGGACGCCGTGGCTGTTCTTACCGCCTGCGAAGTTGTTGTAAGTGCGAATCATACGCCACGAATCATCCGGCGTTCGATATTCATCCGGCGCAACTCCTGCGGCCCAATGCGGCGAGGGGGTTCCTCGTAGTGGGCGCGTTGGTTGTTACGGACCAGTTGCAGCATATTTTGAGCAATTGACGCCTGCGCCCCGGCCCGTGGATTGCCCTCGTATTCCATTTCGTAATACAGGGCATACTCTTGGATCACCCGGTGGAAGTCATCCTCCAACATGGGCGTGTCGTCGTCTTCGTCCATGTCTGCAAAGGCCCGTTGGCCTCGAACGTTTACCGTGCTTGACGCATCAGGCACCGGCCATAGGTAGATATTGCGCTCATAGATACTTGCAACGATTGGATCACCCGTGAGCGTTACCGCGAAGGTATCCGCTTTGTACCGGCTGTACTCAGGCCACGGCACAATGCGCAATGGCAGGTCAGAGCCCATTTTGATTTCATCCACGCTTAATAGGCTGGCGGGGATGTTGTAAGTCTCAGTATTGGCCGCAGTGGTAAACGTGGTTGTATACTCGCGGCTCTCGTTTTGCTTGCCAAGGGCCAACCAGACCGTGTTGTAAGCCCGGTTGACGTTCTCTTTTAGGCGTCTGGCCTTGCGGCCTAGCGTGCCCTCAATCGTCGCGATGGTGCCGCCATCAAGGGCGTCTGCAACGTTCTGGCAAATGGTCAGGAAGTTCATTGCTTGCCTCAATAAAGGTGCAGGGGGCGGTTAAGCCCCCTGCGGTGTCCCTTAGATGGTGGTTAAGCCAGATTTGTGGAAGAGCAATTTGTCCGCGTTGTGGAACTCGAACACGTACTCGCCGCAAACCATCTCACGCACGAAGTCGCCGTCTTCAGGCAGCTTCTTGGTGAAGATTTGGCGTCCCTTGATTGGCCGGACTTTGACCTTGTCTTTTTGGTAGAAGAATGCCTCGCCCTTGCGGATGCCAGGGTGATACATGATTTCTACCTGAGCGCGTGACCCAAAGTCGTACGTCTGAACCATGTCGTTCAGGTTGGTCTCTTTTTGGGTTTGCAGTACGCGGTCGGCCTTGAGTTGGTTGATTTGGCGTTGCTGGTTCACCGAGGTGATCATGCACAGCTTGGAAGCGTCGCCGCCATTCAAGATGTACTGCTCAATCACGCCTTCGATGAGGTCCTTGTCAATCGCTGCACCAACGCTTGCAGTGTTGCCAGTGTTGGCGATGGATGCCCAGTACAAGAAGCCACCAGACGAGCGGTCAGTCTCATCGGTGCCGTTTTTGTACTTGTAGCCATACAGCAACTGGTCTTCCAGCTTTTTCATAACCTCTGGGATGAGGTCTTTACGCTGGCTGGCCAGGGTGCTTTCCATCTCAACCGTGTTGAAGGCGACGGACGAGCCGGACAGCTTCAATTCGGCGTTGACAAGTACCGAGTAGTTTTCACGACGAACGCCCTTTTGGCTGTCATCACGGCTGGCGGTAAAGCCTTCTTCGCGGTCATCAAGAATGATGACTTCAGAAGACACGGGCTGCGATGATGCCGTAGTGCCACGCTCTGCACGATCCACACAGTACACGCCTGTGGTCGTCACGGTAATCGTGGAAACAACCAGCATCAACTCGGAATTGATGAGGATGTGTGACACGTTATCGATGATTCGGCAGGGGTTGGTGGTCGAGCAGGACAACGTCACCACGGTGGTGGTAGACGAGGTCAGCGCGGTAGCCAGGGTCGAGCGGAAAGCAACGAGGTTTTTATCAACCCATTCATGCTTCCAGCTTCCCACGGGGTTCGACAGGTCAAGATGGCGCTTCAAGAGCGGGGTTTCACGCTCAGCAATATTGTTGATGGTGTTATTGATCGACTCAAGAAGCGAATCGTAGTCGGTTGCGACTGCGGTCATTGCTATTTGCTCCTATTCTGGGCATGTAGTGCTTCAAACAGGGCATTTACCGCTTTCGTCTCGTCGCCTGCCTGCCAAGCCGCGTCATACATCGATTTGAAGTTTTGCGACTGGGCGGGGATGGCGTTAGAGGGCTGAACGTGCATCTCTGCACGCGCCACTGGGTCGCCTTCTCGGTTCAACCCAACGGCATCGGCAAATGCCTTCACCTTTGGGCCGATTTTGCTGATAGTCGCTTTATGCAGCCTGGTTTCTCGTCGCATCTTTTCTGGATAGCGCTTCATCTCTCGCGCAAACAGGGTTAATGCGTGGCTGGCTACTAATTCCTGTGACTCTGTGAGCTTGCCGCCGCCATTGGTCACAGCGCTTGCCCATTCCCCAATGCCTGGAACAAAGGCGTTCATCATTGATTGAACGTTCTGCTCTAGGATTGCCTCTCGCTGTTGTGCCAATGCTTCTTGGCTTTGGGCGTCCTGCTGTTGGAGTTGCTGCACATATTGATACAGCGGGGCGTTGCGCTCGTAGACGACCTTGTCAAACAGCGACATTAGATGATTCGCGTCTGTTGGGTCGAACTCTTCAGGCTCAAACGGCAATTGTGGCGGTTCAGGCAATTGCACCGGCTGAGGCATGGTCGGCACCGGTTCAAGTGGGCCATACTTAGCGGTGTAATACTGAATCGCTAACTCAGGATTAGCCTCCAGTACCTGTAAAAACGCCTCGTCCTCGGTATCCTGCGCTGGCTCCGGTTGCGGTGGCGGGGCAGGGGGTTCTTCTTTGGCTGGCGTTTCTTCTGGTGATGGCTGCACGGCAGGGGGAGCCGCTGCTTCAGGCGCTGGTGCGCTTGCAGGCGTCGGCTCAGGCTTGGATTCAGGCCAAACCATCTCGCCCCCTACCGATTGTGGTATTACCAACGAATCGGCTTGGGTCATCGATCAATTCCCATTGTTTTGACAATGGAGGACCAACGCGTTACCGCATCAACACCACCGGCTAAAGCCAGTCCTCTTACTTGAGTGAGCTTTTAAGAATCTGTTTGTATTGCTCTGGCATCCCTAAAACCCGCTTCACGCCGCTTACAAAAGCTAAACGTGAGGCGACTTCGATTGCGTGGTCGGCATTACGCACGGTGTCCACGTCTGGGGTTAGTGCCGTTATGAGCTTCTCAGCTTCTTTCTTGAATACCTCCCACTGGGGGGATTCGCTTAATGCGCTGATTTCTCTTGCAATGCCAAGCTCATCAACACCCAGGGACGTATCCCCCTTGGCTGCTTTAAACCAGTGCATTATGCGCCTTCCCAATTAGTCCCTGATGCCCCTGAAACGGTAATGCTACCGTCGGGGTTAGCGGCTGCTACGTATTGGTCAGCAGGGTTGGCAGAGTCAACTGCTGTAATCACGGCGATACCGGTTGCAGCCGTTACGCCAATAATGTGCTTTTTGGCAGTGAGCGCGGTCAGTACCGCACCCGTTGCAGCGGTCACAGTGCCGCTGTACGAGTCGGCAGTTAAGCCCATCCCGCCCGAATCTTCTGAGATCCACATCTCAAAGCGAGTTTTGCCTAGTACGGTGTCGCCGTTACGGTTCTTAGCCGTGATGGTGATTGCCATCCCGTCAGTGGTGGCCGACTTCGCTAGTGCGATATCAAAGTGATCGACCTCAAGGGCCTTGTTGAGTAGTGACACTGGGTTTGCTCCTATGCTGCGTTTGCGTAAGTCTTGGCTTCGTCAGTCACCTGTAAATCAGGCTGGCTGTATTTCAGCTCCATATCCATATACTTGAGCTGCTTTTCAAACTCGTCCATCTTCATTTGGTGAACGGCTTTCATTTGCTCAAGCTCGGCCTGCTGTTGTTGCATTTGCATGGCCATCTGCTGCTGCTGTTGCACCTGCTCTTGCTCTTTGGCGTCTACCTCGGCCCGCTCATCGGCATCCATCAGCAGGTTGTTGTAATCCAGGTCCGCCATCCGCAACACGTCTTCAGCGATGTTGTCCCATTTGAGGTACTTGGCCGCTGGGCTTTGCAGTAGTTGTGGGATTACCTGCCCAATCGACGCCAACGCCTCTTGCTTGCGGATGACGTTCATATAGCCCACCATCTTGATATCTATCTCAGGCAGGGGCAGTAATTCAGGTAGGTCAGCAATCATCTCCTCGATGGGCCGTGCCACCGTTACAGGCTCTTCAAGCGGTTGCCCTGATGGGTCGGTATCCATCTGGATAGTAGACTCTTGTGTCAGTCGTGCAATGTCTTCCAGCACAGACGGGTCAACATCCTTCCGCTGGTAAATCATCATGTACATCATTTCAAGCAACGGCTTTAGTAGGTCGTTGTTGAGCTGATTGGCGAACACATGCAGCTTGGTTGAAGCGTTATTTTGCGCCTGCCCTATCTCGGTCGCCGTGCGGTTGGTCACTTCGGTGATACCCTTGACCACCTTAGGCACCGTCACGCTTTCAAACTCGGCCTTCAGTTCAGCCAGTTCGGCCCTGGCCTCGCCTAGCATGATGTTGGATTCAGCAATGGGCACCAGGTTGGTTGCCGCACTCTCAGCGCTCGCCATCCGCACTAATAGGCCGGGACGCTGGATGTAGTTGTAGGCGTTAAATACGCCGTCGTCATAATACTTGTGGCCGCTGTAGATTTTCAGCTTCAGCTCGTTACTGCGGGTGTTGTGGATAAAGCTGGCGTTATCAAGTATCTTGAGCCCCTTGGATATCAAGCCATACCCATACAGGCAATCGCCGTCAGGGTTGGCGCATGACCACACGTAGGGGGTTTTGCCCATATCGTAGGGGTTGGGGGCAAAGCGGATTAAGTGCTTTTCGTTGACGATGGTGGCCACGTAGTTGTGATACACCTTGTCGTCTATCTCGATACGGCTTAGCCACGCCTCATCAATCTTCAAGCCTTCAAACGTCTTCTGTTCGCCCGTGGTAGCGGCTTTCTCTGCCTCGGCTTGGTTGTCCTTCTTCTGGTCGATTCGGTCCAGATTAAAGTACCAGTCTTCTCCGGTTTCTTTCTTCTTTTCTTCGTTTTCGGCTTTCAGCTCTTCCAAGTGCCTGCGGGTGCGGTGTACCTTGTTGACCTTCTCGAAGTCCCCATGAATGGGGTACATATAAAAATTATCAATGTCCACCACGTCAAACCAGACGTTATTGAACACCACGTTTTCGGATGGCATCCGGCGGCGCTGCCCCGTCATTGGGTCAACTTGGATGTCGTGGGATACCCGCTTATCCGTCCGCCAGTAGATTTTCAGGCAGGTGTGGTTACGCTTGAGAATCTGCTTAAACGACTTGTAAATCTGCGCCACAAAGCCCGCTTCATCTAAGCGATGCTCTAGGTATTGCGCCATCACTTTAACGCCGGGGTGGTCTTCCTCAGTGCGCCCAGTGGCATCGAACACCTGTTCATCACGCGGCACCATAGTGTTACACAAGTGGGCGTAAGCGCTCTCTATGGCGTCATAGGCCCAGGGCAGCACCATGTTTGTCTGCCACTCGTCCTCTTCATCCAGCGGATGGGGTTCGCAGTGGTAGGCGCGTTCACAGTCTTTCCAGTTCTGCTCGTACTTCTTACGGGCTTTCCCGCCCTTGTCCACCACGTCAGCAACAAACCCGACGATCTTCTTCTGATTCTCGTCGGTTAGCGTCAGCCGTTCAGGCTTGTCAATGTTGATGGTGTGTTCCATTAACCGTAAAACTTCCTGTAGGACTTCTGGACAATGGGCTTGGTATCGACCTTGGGGGCGTGAATAATCACCGGGTCGTACTTCTCAACCAGGTAAGAAGCGGCATCAAAGATGTGCTTGATAAACTTCTGTTTGGCGTCCTTCTTGACGTCGTTGTAAGTCGGCTCGTGTATCTCGCTGCTACCCTCCTTGTATTTGAGGTTTTGCAGGTTGAATATCAGCCACTTGCATCGCGGGTTTACAAACACCCGCCGAATGCCGTTTGTGTTGCATACCATCGCGTTCCACGCTGCCACCCTGTCAGCAGGTGGTGGGTTCTTCTCTCGAACGTCTACGCGCCTTCTGGATGGGTGATGGTGGAAGTCCAGACGGTTTAACATCTGGGTGTAACTGGTGCCGCCCACCTTATCGTTTTGCACATTGCGGCTGTTGCCCGATGCGTCCCCTGTGATGACAATCCCCGCCTCGTGGATTGGGTAACGCCTCACAAACTCGTCAATGCATTCGTTGATGTTGGTATTTTCAATGACGATTTCGTCAAAGAAGTGGTATTCCTTGTTGTACCGATGGGCCAACGCCCAAGACATCGGGTCAACGTTAAAGTCACAGGTTAGGTAAATGGTTTGGTCTGGCCGGTATTCGGTATCGACCACGTTTAAATCGCTGAAGTTGTAGCTCACAAGGCCCCTCGTGTAGTCCCCGTCT